CTCGGTTAATCCTTGTGGATCCTCGCCGCCAAAGGCTTTTGCCATCATGTTTACGTTATCTAACAACAATGCCATTTTTGGTAATAGCGCTACACCTATTGCTTCTTGCATTTCGCCAAATCGCTCTTTGACAATAGCCAACTGTCCAGCATAAGTTGCAGCGTTAGCAGCTGCCGCCCCGCCAAATAACCTTGTTAATTCAGCCTGGACAACATTAAAATCGCCAGACTTCTTGATGGCATCATCAAGCGGAATGCCCAACTTAGTAAGTGCGCCAAAGTTGCCGTTGTAGGCCTTGGCCAGTGTAAGCGAGACGGTTTCAAGATCTCTGCCAGTTGCAATTGATATGTCTAGCGCTAAGTTATTAAGTTGTTGAGCCTTAGTTACATCACCAGTTGCACGCAGTAGATCGCCTAATGAGGCGCGCAGTTTAACGTCCGATACGCCGTAGCGAAGTTGCGTTTTAGAGATGTATTTTTCAGTTGCCGCAATCTGTAAATCTGTTGCATCAGTTGTTTTTTTCAACGCAATGGCAAGTTGTTTTTGTGATGCCTCATCCTCAATGGCTGCGTTTACTCCGTCTATGCCTAACTTAAGTGCATACGCGCCAGCAGCTGCACCAGCAAATGCAAATGACTTGGCCATGGCCTTTGAGTACTTGCCAATTTTCTGGCTAAAAGTTTGAGTGCTGTCATCAGCCGTCTTTAGGCTGCGATTAAATTGATCTACATCAGCCAGCAGATTAAGTTTAAGTGTTCTAACGTCAGCCATTGTCTGCCCATTTCTTAAATACTTGTTGCTCAACGGCTTGTTTCCATCGAGCAGTGAGAGTTGGCTGAATTTCTTTTAGCTTCTTAAAAATTCCATAGCCTACATTGCCACGCCCTTGAGAGTCTGATCGCTCAGGGAATCGGCGGCCACCGTTTGCAAATGGTGCAGGGCCACCAAACTCAGATCCAAATAACACTTGACCCGATACCGCGCCGCCACTAAATCGGCCTTTACTGCCACCAATGGTCACGTTAGGAATGCGATCTTTATTTGCTCGGATTGTGGCTGCCACCTTTTGAGCCTGTGCCGGGTAAGGATTCATTGTGTAACTGCTCTGCAACTCTGTTGCCGACCATGCACTAATGCTGGTCACGTCATCTTTGAGGGCTTTTTTTGATCCTTCGTCCATTTCTCGAAATGCCTTGTAAAGGTTGCGCAAATCTCTTGAGTCAGGCTGGATCTTGACTGTTGATCTTTCAGCTGCCATGTCCATTCCTTTCCCTTATTAGCGTGATTGCTGTGTTAATGTCTGCGAGCGACCAAGTCATAAGATCTGTTAAAGGTATGCCACTGGATACTGCTATCCGCACGAGTGCATCCCTTAACTCTCTTTTGGGCTGTCCTCGACCACCTCAAAGGTCTCAAACTCATTGATAACCCACGCCTGCTGATTTGGTAACTTGGTATTGCCTGCGGCTTTGGCGGCCTTAAACAACATGCAAGTGATTACATCCAGCGAGCCTTGGCTCATTTTGTCGGCTGCCTGGCTGACTGTATAACCGAGTTCACGCTCGATCTCTACCCAAAGCCAGGCTGACTCATCGCTCACTATGTAGTTATTGCCCTGTTTTGTAGTTACGTTGTACTTCATAAGGTTTGCCCTGTTCTCTAGATTATGTGCGAGTAACTGATCCATCCTCAACAACAAAGCTGAGAGATGTAGTCAATACGTCAGTGGCCGCGCCACCAACTGTTGGAAATACTGGAAATACCTTGCCAGCAAATGTGTCGCCGTTTACATCAAATGAGAACGTAAGTGACGTGTCAGGTGATGCACTAGCTGCATCCCAAAGAGCTGAGATGATGCCAGCACTTGCTGTGTCATCCAGGTACATTTCCACATTCAGTGTGGCTGTCTTATCTACGGTCTTGTAAGAGCGACCCGATAGGACTTCCAACACTTGCTGGTTGTTTTCCATTTCAAGGGTTACAGTGCTTGCTTGGTCTGCGTATGACACCGAGTTGATGCTCAAAGTCAGATTCCGACCAGTTATGTATGTTGCTGGCATGACTTGCCTTTCTAGTTGGTTGTGACCATCTCGATGTTGAGTTGGCTGATTAGCATGTCGGCGTTTCCGATTTGCTGGACTGTTGGTTGTGACCATCCTCCGAGGAATGAGATGTTATTAGATAACAAATCGGTGACGGAGAATATTAAAGTTTCAATGTTGGCCAGTGCTGCCTGGTTGTCAGCTGCATTGACGATCACTGTGATGTCAAAGCGCACATTGCACCGAGCACCACCAATGGCACTGACTGTGATGTATGGCGACCCCGGCACAAGCACAATGGCTGGCGGCGTGATGTTTTCATTTGGCCATGAGTAAACTACTCGCCCGGCAGCTGCAAGAGTTGTGGCAAGGTTAGCCCGGTATGTTGCTAGATTAGCCATTAACCGACCATTCCTCTAGTGTCCATCCACTTACCTAGTAATCCAGTTACTCGGGTAAATAAAGATCGGCCTAAACGGTATGGGGCTGGGCTTTGGAAATCAACACCTTGCTGGCCAAGTGTGCCAGTACGAGTGATCCAAATGTCACTGGCGATTGCCAAGGCTGCTTGTCTAACTTCTGGGATGGTGTCGTAATCAATGTACTGTGTGGCTTTTACTGTTCCGTAAGGCACGATCCCATGCTTTGGATAATCCGATCCAGTGCCAGTGAATGACATTGTGTATTCGGTGACTTTTGTGATGGTTTTAGTTCCATCAAAGTTTGCGCCACTGTTAGCAATAACAACTGACTGGCCTACATAAACATCATGCGGGCGATCTGTTGTAATTGTGTTTACAAGGTTTGTGCGCTCATGCGCTACTACGCCCCATTGATTCTTGGTGAGTAATGAAAGGATTATGTTTTCGGCACTATCGGCGCAAGCCTGGACAATGGCATCGGCGTAAATGTCGCCAATTCCTAAAACACTCTTGAGTTCAGCAAGTGTGATCAGTGCCATTTTTTAATCCTTATCTAGGTGGGTGTGTGGGGGACACAGGGCCGCATCCCCCACACTCTTAACTAACTCTGACTAGGTCAGGTTAAAGCGACGTACTCCACCGGCAACAAGTGTCTTGACGGCCATGTAGCCGTAAAGCATTGTTTCGATTTCGCCAGTTGTAACCACGTTGGTTGAAAGCTGCAAAACTGGGCTTTCGTAAATGGCTACGGATGATGGCACAACAATGAATGCTGATTCATCAATGGATGTGGACACAGCCTTGTTAGAAACGTATAGGTCTAGGCCCATTACGTTTCCGCGTAGTGACTGTGTGCCAACTGCGCCAGCTGAGTTCATTGGCTGTGATGCACTAAAAATTGGTCGCTTGGTTGAATCTTGTGCGCCAATTAATAGACCCCACTGGGATGTGCCGGCAATGTAACGTGTGGCCAATTCGCCAGTTGCAAGGTATGCAGCTGGGGTTTCGGTCTTAACGTAAGACACAATGCCATCAACATCAGCAGCGGTTGCAGTTGCCTGTGTTCCACCTGATGTTAGTTCAGCAATAACTGCAGCTTCAGTTGCCTGAGCGTATACCCGGCGCATGTTGTCCAGCATTGCTGCGTAAAAACTTGGATCAGCGCGGTCGAATAATTCAACCGAGTAACGCTGCATGCCTTTGTAGGCTTTTACAGTTGCATCAACATAGGCAGACACGATGCCGGTTTCTGATGGTGCTCCACCTTCGGCAGTTTCTGCAACTGATCCTGATGTGGTGATTTTTGGAATGGATACGGTCATGCCAGCGTTAGGCAATGCGCGTGTACCAATCGCATCAATCGCGCCGCGTGCGCCAATTTGTGTGTCTACAACTGTGGACACATACTGCACTGGCTTGAATGCTGGATTGGTTGTGAAACTGTCATCCGCAGCTGTTAAATGCTTTGCATCCTCGGCCTTAGCGTGCATGATCCATTGTGCGCTTTCGCTGTTTCCTCTTTGCGCTTTAATTGAATGCTCTAGGAAATGAGCCTGGGTCTTAATTGGTGAGCGCGGCTTTGTGTAAGCCACTGGCGATGCAGCATGAACAACAGCGGCTGCTGTTACTTCATCTGCAACTGGTGTTGTTACTTCGTCCACTGTATTCTCCTGTGGTTCATCCTCAACGGGGATTTCCGTCTCGGTGGTTTCTGGGGTTTCCTCGGTAGCTGCTACCTCAAGGATTTGGGCATCTTTGAATGCCGGGTTAGTTACATGGGCAACGGCTTCAAGATTTGCTGAGGCCACGACCATGACGCCCTTTTCAATTGTGTATTCATTGACTTTGGCTTCAATGCTAAAGGCTGGGCGTAAACCCTCGGCGGCTTCGATCAACGCATCATTGCCAGCGTTAGTTGGCGCGATCTTAAAGGCCATTGAAATACCTGCTGGACTAACTTCTAATGAATTACCGACTCCACGACCTAGTGGGCGTGTGCGATCATGCTCGGCGTTAAGAATGATTTGGCTTGGATCAATGTCACCAAAAGCACCAAACTCAAAACGGACTGGGCCAGCCGATGTGTTTCCGCTGACATTAAACGGCACAACCAAGCCTTTTATAGTTCTGGTCTCAACATTTGCGGCCAGGATCTGGCCCTCAAAATTAAGTTGCATTTGTTTCATTTCCTCTCGGTGCTAATTCCATCTCTTCGCGGGCTTCATCAACGTTGATAATTCCAGCTGCGAGCATTCGCTCTAGGACTTCGATCTG